GAAAGAGCAATAGACCAAAGACCCTCCGCAGCCTCTCGCGGCTATGACCGTGTTTGGCAGCTTATAAGAGCCAAGGTATTAAAAGACCATGGTATACCTGCTGACCAATGGCATAAATATGACATACACCATGAGCCGCCATATAATCCTCAAGTAGAACCCCGACACACAGCTTATAAACTCACGCCTCTTCTACGCAGCGAACACAGCAAGGTTACAGCAAGGCGAAGGAGACAGGCATGATTGTAAATATACTCTGCGCTATTCATGGCATTGTTTCTATTTTAACTATAAAAGATTATCCCATTGGAACATGTCCACATTGTTACGATGAGGATACGGCTGCGAAAATTATCGAGAGACTTCAATCAGACGATTGGAGACAGTCAGGGGGTAGGCATAGCAAAGACCTGTCACCTGAAGCTGAGACCGTTTAGGTGAAAGCAAAAAATGACACGTGCATAATTCATGAGGGGGTTTTATAATATGCCAGCTGGGAGACCCCGAAAGCCGACGGCTCAAAAGAAGCTGCAAGGTACAAATCAAAAATGCCGCGAAAATAAAAACGAACCAAAATATGACCCATTAAAAAAAGGAACTCCTCCGCCTAATTATTTTAATAAGTATTCTGAAGAGTTATGGAAAAATCTTTTAACGGAATGGGATAAAAACCCTATTGCGGAGGTTACAGATTATTTTGCTCTGGAGATGATGTGTTTTAACTTTGGATTTTGGAAAGACACTGCGGAAAAATTAAGTAAGAATCCCGGTCTCTTAGAAAATGAATCTCATGGAGGGTTGTCAGCAACCGTTCAGCAGATGAATAAATGTTTTTCAAATTGTGAGAAATTAATGTCACGTTTTGGGCTTACGCCTTCTGACAGGGTGCGGCTTGGATTAATAAAGAAGGATGATATAGACCCGGACGATGAAAAAATGAAGGAGTTAATAAAGTGAAAAATGTATTTCTATTTGTTTTATTATTGTTATTTACGGGCGGTATGTTAATGGCTAATTACACAGCTCTACAATATATCGCCGACGTATCGGATAATAAAATCGTAACCTGTAAATGGGTTAAGCTTGCGGTTAAAAGGCACGTTAACGATATTAAGAAAATCGGAAAAAAAGGTTTTCAATATCACTTTGACGCTGCCGCCGCAAAGAACGCAATCGATTTTATTCAATTACTCGAACATACCAAAGGCGAGTTCGCAAACAGGGCGCTTAATAAAGACATAAAAATAAAACTTGAACCATGGCAGCAGTTTATAGTTTGGTGTACTGAAGGCTGGCGGAACAAAGACGGCTATCGCAGGTTTACGCGGGCTTACATAGAAGTTGCAAGGAAAAACGGAAAATCAACATTTGCAGCCGCGCTTGCCAATTATCATTTTTTCGCGGACACGCCAAAAGAAATAGGACCTGAAATTTATTTTGCCGCAACAAAACAAAAACAAGCCTCCATTACATGGGATGAAGCTGAAAGGCAAATACAGAAAAATAAAATATTAAAAACCCAATCTAAAACATATACAAGTAAAAGTCATATTGTGATTCCAAAAACCGCCGCAGTCATGCGTCCGCTTGGCAGGGACAGTAAAACAGAGGACGGTCTTAATCCTTCTTTTGCGGTTATTGACGAATACCATGCGCATCCTGACGCGGGGTTAATCGATGTTATTGAAAGCGGAATGGGCGCGAGAAAGCAGCCATTAGTTTTGATTATAACGACAGCAGGAACGAATTATTCAGGTCCGTGTTTGGAAGAACATGAGCATCTTAAAAAAATGCTTGAAGGTTCAATCCCTTCAGTCGATTCGTTCTTTGGAATAATTTTCACGCTTGACGAAGGCGACGACTGGAAAGACTCCAAGACATGGATAAAAGCGAATCCTAATCTTGGAATATCGATAGATAAAGAAAGATTGGCGGAGCAGATAGAACTTGCCGCTTCCTCAACAGTCAAGATAACAAATGTGAAAACAAAACTGCTTAATATTTGGTGTAAATCGATAATGGCATGGTTTGATTTTGCGACATGGCAAAAATGCGGTAAGGTAAAATATACTGAAGAAGAATTAAAAGGGCGTGTATGTTACGGGGCTATGGACTTATCCAGCACGCAGGATATAACCGCTACTTGTTTATCATTTCCGCCTGTTACGGAGGGCGAACCTTATAAACATATTTATAGATTTTATATCCCTGAAGAATTAATACAGGAAAAAGAAGAGACCGACAAAGTACCTTATCGCCAGTGGGTAGAAGAAGGATTTATTATCGCAACTCCCGGCAACGTAATCGATTATAACTTTATCGAAGCGGACATAAACGAGTTTGCTTCACTTTATGAAATAAAAGAGTTCGCGTTTGACCCTTGGCACGCTCAGGAGATTGTAAACAACCTAACAGACAGCGGCATGAACATGATACCAATTCAACAAGGATATCGAATGGTATCTCCCATGTGCCACACTTTTGAAAAATACATCTTAGCCGCAGATCTCGCTCATAACGATAACCCTGTAATGTACTGGATGATATCCTGCGTGGAATTAAAATCAGACAGGCAGGGAAACATAATGCCGATGAAGCCGCGCCGTAATACTAACGGAAAAAGAATTGACGGTGTAGTGGCGAACCTTATGGCACTCGGCAGAGCTTCTTTGCAAATAACAACAGGCTCAATTTATGAAGAAAGAGGAGTAATAATAATTTAATGGGATTCTTTGATTTTCTTAAGCGTAAAGCCTCCGCGCCCGCACCGATACATGATTACTCTGGTTGGGGCGCTCCCTCTGTCTCAGGTGCGGTGGTTACAGAAAATCGCGCGATGGGATTATCGGCGCATTTTGCTTGTGTAAGTTTAATATCAAGAATACTCGCATCTCTTCCGATTCACGTTTACGAAAGAACGGCCGCGGGTGGTAAGAAAATCAGAAATGATCACCCTACGGCGCGTCTGTTAAGAAAAAAACCTAATCCAGAAATGACTTCCTTTTCAATGATTGAAGCAATGCAAGCGCAGATATTAAATCGAGGAAAGGCATTTGCAGAATTAATTTTTGATAAAAATGGCAACGTTTGCGAAATATGGCCAATCGCTCCTGGTGTTTGCGAGCCGAAAAGAAAAGACAAATACAGCCCGATTGAATATCACTTCCCTAATTCTGGCACAATTCTTCCAGCATGGAAAATACTTCATGTACCTGGACTTGGTTTTGACGGTATCAATTCATTTTCACCTATTCAATTATTCAGGCAGTCAATCGGATTTGGATTGGCGACGGAAGAATTTGGCGCCCGTTTTTTTGGACAAGGGACAAATATAGGTACGATTATTAAATGCCCGCAAAAATTATCGGACGATGCTCTTGAAAGATTAAAAGTAAGTTTATCAGAAGGTTTTCAAGGTTTGGTAAGGTCCCATAAGACAATTTTACTTGAAGAAGGTATGAGCGTAGAAAAACTTGGAATGCCTCTTGAAGACGCGCAATTTATCGAATCCAGAAAGTTTACAGTATCTGAAATGGCGAGGATCCACGGCGTACCGCCTCACTTAATCGGCGATCTGGAAAAAGCGACTTTCTCAAATATTGAAGAGCAAGGACTTAACGCTGTTATTTATTTATTCCGACCGTGGATAATCCGCTGGGAACAAGTTCTTAATAATAAATTATTCACAGGCGAGGAAGAGCAAAATAAATATTACATAAAGTTTGAACTCGACGGTCTTTTGCGCGGCAATATGAAGGCTCGATATGAAGCGTATTCAATCGGTTTGCAGCAAGGTTTTTTAAATGCTGACGAAGTACGCGAACTGGAAGATATGGACCCGTTGCCAAACGGTGAAGGAAAAATATACAGGTTTCCTCTCAATCTTGGTGAAGCGAGTAAAATAAATAAGAATTTTAAACGGTTTTTAGAACTGTTAATGGAGGATGAAAATGATTAAAGAAAAATTACAAAGAAGGTTTATCGCTCTTGAAGGCAGCGATATATTAACGCAAAGAAGCGATGAAGCGGAAAAACCTGCTTATAAAATTAAAGGTACTCCGATTGTTTATAATCGCGAGGTCGTGCTTTATGAAAATCAACATTTTCGATTAACGGAAATAATCGAGACAGGCGCCGCAAGGGAAGCGCTTTTAAGAGCTGAGCAGGTTCTTCTCTGGAACCATGAAAGCTCAAAGCCAATGGCGGCGCGGAAAAACAATACTCTTACTGTTCGCGAAGACGTGAACGGTGTATATATCGAGGCGGATATTTCAGGGACAGCTTGGGGGCGCGACGGTTTTGAGGCGATAAACTCCGGGCTTGTAGACAAAATGTCTTTTGGGTTTTACGTGAATGAAGACGGTTATACCGAAGAGCGTTTTGTTGAAAACGGAAAAAGATGCTGCAGGCGGTCAATTAAGAAATTGGACCGTGTGGTTGATTTTTCTCCTGTTACTTATCCCGCTTATCAGGATACCGACGTACAGGCAAGAGACGTTGAAAGTATCCAGAAAGATTTTGACAGCGACGAAGCGGAAAAAACAAATCAGCGCGAGAAAGTGAGAGCGAACGGAGAAGAGGCTTTGAAGATGGCTGAAAAACATCTTAAAGACATTGTAAATTAACCCGTTGGGTTAACGCGCCGCTCTCATGTCGTGAGACAGCATGAGCGGTATTTTATCTATCGTCGTGATGACGAAAGGAACATTTTATGAATAAAATTTTAGAAATGCGTAAAAAGCTGCATGGATTAACCCAGCAGTTACGCTCTTCCCAGGGTGAAGAAAACCCTGACACGACAAAGATTGAAAACTTGAGCGCGGAGATACGCGCTCTTTGCAATCAAATCGAAACAGAAGAAGCTCTTGCACGTTTACAGGGTGAAGTTGACCCTACAACCAGAAGCGGAGAAGCCACGCCTGCAACCGCAGATCAAAGGCAGGAAGAAACCAGGGCAGCTATTCTCACTTACATGAGAACCGGCGACAGCGCGCAGCTTCGCGCAATGACAAGCGGTACGTCAGGCGGCGGTGACACAGGCGGCTACCTTATCCCAAAAGAATGGGAAGACCGTATTCTTGAAAGGGAAAAAGAGCTTTTTGTCATGCGCAACTTGGCGGACGTGCAGCAGTCTTCTCTTGACCGTGATATTCCCATTGCGGATGATTACGGCGAGTCGCAATGGATTGACGAAGGCGGCACATATCCTGAAAGCGACGCAAAGTTTGTAAACAAAACAATCAGCGCCTATAAACTCGGGCGTATTGCCAAGGTGTCTGAAGAGCTGCTTCAGGACAACACATTTAACCTTGAACAGTGGCTTATCGGCGCGCTTTCATACTCCAACGGTATCACAATGGAAAAAGCGTTTATTTCCGGTGACGGAACAAAGAAGCCGCGCGGATTTTTAATTGACGCGCAGAGCGTAGAGGCAAAAGGCGATGATGTCACTTACAATGATGTTTTAAATCTGTTTGCCGCTCTCAAAACGGGATATTTCAATAACGCGCACTGGATGATGAATACAAAAACGCTTGTTTCTTTAATGCTGTTAAAAGACGGCTCAGGACAGTTTTTGTACAAGCCATTTTCCGCGCCCGTGGCAAACGCGCCGATGGGGACAATCCTTGGGAAGCCTGTTGTATTGTCAAGTTTCATGCCGGATATTGAAGCGGGACAGAAACCTATTGCGTTAGGTGATTTCAAACGTTACCGGATACATGACAGGCTTGGAATGACAGTTCAAAGGCTTGATGAGCTGTTTGCCAAGGAAGGTTTTATCGGTTTCCGCGGCAAGCAGAGAACTGACGGGAAATTGCTCATTGGTGAAGCTATTCAGACTCTTGGAATAGCCGAGTAACGGTCAGGCGGTAAAAATATGGCCGGTGATTTAGTAAGCTGGGGAAAAATCAAGACGATTTTAACTCTTGACGATGACCAAAAGGAAACAGTAGAGTTTCTCATTTCTGACGCGTCAACGCAAGCTGAAAAAATTGCCGACCGTATTCTTGCCGCTCAAGATATCGATATAACAATCGACGGCACAGGCGGCAGGGAGTACTTGCTTCCAAGTTTTCCTGTCAACAGTACCGAAATGGTAAGGGTAAATGATAACGAACTGCAAGCGAATGAATACAGCGTAAAAAAAGAAGGCATCTTAAGGTTTAAGAATTACAGACCCGATGGCTGGGATGCGATTAGTTATAAAGGAAATATAGGCTATAAAGAAGTCCCTGAAGACCTTCAGCGAGCGGTTATCGAAATAATATCAGCTAATCTACGAAGATTTGCGCAACACGGCGGCAATGTCGGCATTAAATCATTTTCCGCTGACAGGATTGTAACAACACAATATGAAATAGATATTCCATTAACAGCACGGCAGACCATTTTAAAATATTCGAGGGAGCCTAATATATGATAACAACAGAAACAAAAGGCAGTATTAATCTTTCTCCTATTGAAGAATATTTTATTGAAAATATTGCAGCGCGGACTGCGGCGCGTGTTTCCGGTAATTTTGTTAATTACTTGAAGAAAACTCGTTTTGATAAGCTCTTTACAAGCAAAACTGGAAAAACAGTAAGCAGCATTGACGGATACAGAACAAGAGCAAAGGAGCCTACATATAAAGTAAGAGCTGGCGTAGGCGTACCGGGTAACATGAATTATTTAAAAGCTCTTTATAAAGGAAGAGGAAGATCGCGCAGCGGAAACTATTTTAATTATTCAAAAAAGCGCGACTTAATAAAAGAGGGCTGGCAGCAGTATGGCGGTGATCAAAAGATGCCGATGATATTTGCCAATGAATTGGCGAAAGCTATAAAAGAAGCGGAGGCTTTACTTGCGAAATAATTATGAAGAAATATATAAAAATTATATTTCATATTTAAACGAGAATATACCTGATATGGGAGAAACGCTTACTTATTGGGTTGATCCGTTAAAATCCACAAAAACAAGGTCTATTATGTTACCTTTTAATCACAACATTGACGGTAATGTTCAATATTTTACTCTTGAATTATATATATTTGTTTTAGATAGCAATCCTGCAAATATTACAATTAAACAGCTTAATTTAATGAAGCAATTATGCGCAATTATTCATAACAGCGGCGCGGTTGAAAAAGGAAGAATTGTAGACGCCGATTATATAACGCCTGCTCCTGAATTACAAAATATCGGCATGTTAAGACTGGAAATAAAATTGACAGTCGATTATATCGATGACTGCGATTAAAAGCAACAGGAGACGTATTATGAAACGAAAGTTACAACAGGTTGAAGAGAGCGGGAAAAAGGTATGGCGCATAACTAACGGTGAAGCTGCCAAAGTTATATGTAAGCCATGCGCGAAAATGCAAAGAGCGCGAAAAATTGCAGAGCAAGTAACCGCCGAAATTGAGGCGGAGAAAATAAATAATGTCGAGAGACATAAGGAGAAAGACAATGAAGAAATCAGGAATGTCGAGAAGGGCTTTTATAACGATTGACCCGAAAGTGATTGAAGGCGGCGGCGCCGCGGTTATAACAAAGCCAAACACATGGTATGTGATTCTTAAAAAGGGTGAGAATACATCACTCCCCGAAGAGATACCGCTGAACATACCATTTAGAAGCCCTTCAAGCGGTACGCAGTTCACCTTGGTAGAAGGCGACCAGCTGCTCGAGTTTAATTTTGAAAAGTTCTGCAAAACGAACGCGAGCTTTGAACTCGGACAAGGCGCAATCGATACAGGCGACGACTGCGATCCCGGCGCGAAAATTCGAGACGGTATAACAACCATATCAGGCAGCCTTGAAGGCTTTCTGGTTTTTGATGACGCGACGGAACAGTTGGTTGACGTATCCCAAAAGATTCTCAATCTCTTCATGCCGTATCTTGAAGACGACGGAAAAGGCGGATATTCATACAATCCTCCGACTGACCCGCGTATTTATATGGGACTATGTCTCAATGAAGACGCGAAGGCTTCCAGTATTGAGAACTGGCTCGTTACGCCGATTACAGTACCGAGTTTGAGCTTGCCGGGCGGTAATACAGACGCTCAGTCAATGTCATTGTCTTGGGAAAAAGGCGAAGGCTTGGCTGTATCATACAACGTGCCAAGAGCGGCATAAGAAATTAACTCCCGAAAGGTACTCCCATTCCGAGTAGGGGTTTTAATTTAACGGAGGTTAAAATGGCAATATTAAAAAGCTTAAAAATTAAAAGTAAAGAGTTTATTTTTACATCTTATGAAAACGACAAAGAAGAAAAACCTGCAAAAATAATTTTTAAAAGGTTTCCGATTCCGGGAGAATCTTTTACAAGTGTCAATAAAAAGGATTTGTTTGAAGGCGTTGATATAACAAACATTTCCAAGCGTGAATTACAGGCAAAAGTCGCAGATAATATACTGAATAGTTTTTTGCATAATTTATCAGCAGGCAACAATGATCTTAAAAGATTTTTTGATGAATGCGTTGACAGTATCGCAAATCTTGAATACGAAAAATCAAAAATTATAACAGTCAATGATTTTTGGCAGGTTTTACCGCAGGACGCTGCGTATACTATCGCGCAGGAAGCTTTTGAATACGCGGACAAACACGAAGAGTTTACAATGGGAAACTTGAACGCCTGATTATAGGATACCGTCTCTATAAATTGGGAATTGTAAAAAACGACGGATTAAAAGACCCGTATCCTGTAAACGTACCGGGTGTGGCGCCTATTTTGAGCTATAAAGTCGAGGAATATGTCAATGATGAATTTTTGTATTATTACAATTTTTATATATCATGTAAACATGCAGGGCTTCCTTTTAACAAAGACTGGACAGAGATCCCGGCGTGGGTTACTCAATTAATTATAGCATTTGACAGAGAAACGGATATGGATAAAAGAATGAAGGATTATAAGTTTCAGGCGCAAATACACGGATGTAAGGTGATGTAAATGGATTTATCATTAAAAATAAAAGTCGATTTCAACGAAGCGTCTCGCCAGTTTAAAGAACTGGCTGATAGTTCAGAACACGCTCAGGAAAAAATTGAAAAATTTTCAAAAAGATTAGCAAGCGATCATGCTGACAAGTTTATCGCAAAACAACAAATGATGGGAGCTGCTATTACGGCAACCAAAGGCGACCTTGCGGCCATGGAAGCTCAAAAAGCAGCATATGGACGCGAGATAGAACGTTTAATAAAAAATGGAATAAAGCCTGAAGATGACGCTGTTCAAAAATTAAAAAAGGAATACGACGGGTTATCGGACGAGATAAGTAAAAATATCGAAAAACAAAAAGCGCTTGACGCAGCGGCAAAAGTTGCGACTGGCGCACTTGTTGCGCTTGGAGCCGCAGTCGGCGTTGCTGCGGGAATTGCGTTAAAAGCCGCAGCCGACATGGAAGATCAAATAGCGTCGCTTGTACCAATGATGGGAGGAAGCCAGAAAGCCGCTGAAGATTTATTTAAAACTATAAGGCAGGAAGCTGTAACAACACCCTTTGAGATATCAAATATAACAGATTCGGTCAGAAGTTTAATGCCAGCTTTTCAGGGTTCCGCAGAGTCAGCAGTTAAAGCTTTTCGCATGATAGGTGATACTGCTCAGGGTAATTCGCAAAAACTCGTAAGTATAACAAGAGCTTATACCAACGCCATGCTAAGTAATAAAGTATCCATGAAAGAGCTAAATACAATCGCTGGCGCTGGCGTTCCCATTTTTACAGAAATGGCAGAGAGCATGGGCATAACAGTTGAACAGTTACGCGAAATGTCAAGTGACGGCAAATTAACAGCAGATGATTTAACTGGCGCATTTCAAAAAATGACAAGCGAAGGCGGATTATTTTATAACGGAATGGAAAGCGCAAGCGATACTTTTAATATGCGTGTACTTGGTCTTAAGGAAAATCTTGGAATACTCGCAAGTGAAATAGGTACGAGACTGCTTCCTGCGGCTAAAGGATTAGTCGGAGGTGTAAGTGACGCCGTCGCAGGTTTTATAAAATGGGCGCAAGAAGGTGACAATCTCGATAGATTATTAAACGCTATATCTATAGCGGTAACTGCGGCTGCTGCAGGCTTTGCAACCTTTATTTTAGTTTCAAAAGGTCATGCAATGATTACAGCTCTTACCGTAGCGATAAAAGGTTTAATGACAGCATCAACAGGCCCCGCCGGAATCGCAGCTCTTGCGATTGGCGCTCTTGCCGCCGGAATAGGAATATTAACTTCGGCTGGAAAAAATCAATACAATCAAGCGATAAAGACGG